CTGATATTCTTCGCAATCTTCAATAGCATCGTCTTCTATTAAATCAGCAAGCAAATGTTTAAATTTTTTGTATTCTTCTTCACCTTCTATTAAATCCATTTCATCTTCACTACATTCACTATCCAAATCCACCGATGCATCATCCTCTGTGTCTGTGTACATATCCTCTGTTATACTTTCATCATCTAACGACGAAACATCCGACGACGAAATATCCGACGGCTCGTCGCTTAATAAATCAACTTGAATGTTGTTTAAAACGTATTCCGGAATAATTATTTCTTCCTCATCTGAACTAAAATCTAAACTATTGATTGACATTTTATAATATATTATATATCATAAAATTTATATTGTTTTTATAAAGTTATTTTATTACGTAGCGTATATAATTTATTACGCTTTGTTATCAGCTTGCGTCTTTCTTGTCGCTTATTGGCTAAAATTTGTTTATTATTGCGATAGATGAATAAAAATATTTTTGTAATCATTTCCATCATTGGATTTGTGTCAATTTCAAAATGGCGATATACCATAAGCCATTTCATAGTGTCCGTCCAATTATTCATTAATTGTTTTAATACTTTCCTTTGAAATATTTTTTTTATATTATTATCATACGATAACCAATACGACGGTATATAGTCGGGCGAATTTATAATTTCCTCTATGATACACATTATAATATATACTGTATATATATTTATATTGTTTTATTTTTTGGTAAATATTGCTTAACCTTCCCAATTGGTTTTTCAGGTACAGTTGGTGATATAATTTCAGGTTCGGAAGTTGGTTCAATTGGTGAAGGCATTATGGTTTCTACCCGAACGGGTTTAATATAACTCTGTTTTTTTAATTGATAGTATTCTTTAGCCTTTGTACGCTTATACTCTAAAAAATCAGGGTCTCTCGCTTTGCGATTTTGATAATATTTTTTACGTTGCTCATTCACTTTATCTTTATTATTTTCTCTATATTTTTGCGTAGCTCGTTTCTGAGCTGGCGTATATGAGCTATATTTAATTATAGTTTTGCTTGTTTCTTCCATTATATATATAAATTTATATAGATACAATTTTAAGCGTGTTTATTTATAACGTTTATATCTACAGGTATTTTAACGCCTCTGAATGCATCTTGGCCGCCTTTTTCATCCTGATCAGATATGCCGGACACCGGTTTTATTACTTCTATTGGTTGACGTAAATTTGGATCAGAGCTACGGAAGAAATGTTTTAAAACGAATTCATTTTTCTTAAAATCAACTGACGTATTGAGATCATCGAATAAGTTTACAAAATCATTAACATCATCGTGAAGATTTTTAGTGCGATACTGTGACGCATTTATATAATGCCCCAATGCTAAACAATACCACCCGCACGCATTATTCATAAGAGATTGAATATCTCTCGTCGTATGTGGTACATTTGCCTGGCCGGTTGTATTTTTAATTACCTTCTTTACATTCTCACTTGGTGGTTGGCCATATGGATCAAAAAAAATACATTCTTTGGTCCCGTTTGGATATTGATTACACTGCGCGGCTGTCCAATGCGTGCCGTCGTTTTCGTTTCCTTCTTCGTCTTCTGAATTTTCAAGATTAATAATGTAAAATTTATTAAATTCCAATTTTGATGGTAGTTCATCTTTAAAAAATACACCGGCTAACGGAATAGACATTTTCTTTGCTAAATTTTCAATATCTGTATCTGTAAGGGACATTTATATATAATATTATATATATATATAAATCCTTAAACCCGTATAATATATATATTAATATAGCCCTGAACCGTGCATTAAACTTTGATATGCGGGTGGGAAAAAATGCTGAAATTGATAATTAGCCGAAAATGGTTGACTTTCCAAAGCAGGTGGGACATATGACGCCGACGACCCAACCATACCACCACCCCTACCGACAATTGCGTGCTGTCTCATATGCTGATGGCGATGAAGCCCGTCTCCTGTAAATCGAGATCCAATAGATGACGCATTTAAATTTGCCTGTTGTTGTTGCGACACAGCATTAGCTAAACCAGCTTGACGCATATAATCCATATTGGTTCCCAATTGATTATTTAAACTCTCTGTCAATTGCGCCTGCGCGTGTTGCTCCGGCAAAGAGTTATGTTTTTTCCCTTTAACACCAGATTTACCAGTGTAGCGTTGAGGATGATCTAAATAATCACTCGCTAACATTGTCCCACCTGCCACACCAAGTGGAATTGCAGGTATTAGCTCGGGAGCAGCCGTGGCGAGGGCGACACCTCCAGCAGTTAACGCCGCACCGATACCCGCTTTAGCAACCGGTTTAATATAATCTCCGGCAGTATACGCCAATTTTTTAATACCAGCTTTCTTTAAGTATTTGTCGCCAACATCTCCAAAGATACCAGCACCGACAACGGCGGGGGCTACTTCTCCTCCTGCTTGAGGATGTTGAGGATTTTGAACGGCTACAGGTGTGCCATTTGATATATGTGCATTTGCTTCTAATTCGGGCGGAGAAAGGGCAATTTCGGCACCCTTGCCTTTAGCAAATGCCCGTGTAATAATACTATATGTTTCAGGATGAACTAATAAATTAAATCCCGAACCGTGTTTAACTCTGACCGATCGGCCACGTTTAAGTTTTGAAAGTTGCGTAGGTGACGCGTGAATTGGTATATGGTACATTATATATTTTATATTGTGCTAAATTGTTAAATCAATATAATTTAACAAATAAATAAAGCAATAAACTTAAATAGATTTTATTATAGTCGTTAAACCCTTGCACCTGTGAGTGCGTCAATATTTATAGAATTTGCGTATTCGATGAAACAGTATAAATCTAAATTTTTTTTCGAATAATTTTGACCCAATATTTGAATAGATTTCGGGACTGTTTCTTCAACGGGTAACATTCGTTCAACATTAACATAGTAATAACAGTATTCCATATCAAACGCTTGACGGTCGATTAATGCAGAAGTGATACCGTCAGTCATACCACCGTTGACAGCATTTTGACCGTATAGTTGATTATTAAATTGTTCAAAATTATATCTTTCAATGTTATATATTGCGTTTTGCCCCGATACTTGAATATTGAAATTAGTTAAAGCACAAAGAGGAGATGTGCAACCAGTGCCCGCGGGATCAAATGGTGACTGCCAAACCGGCATTCCACTAACTAATCCAGTAGTATTGGACATTAGAGGCAGACCGAGTATCCCATTTTGGGTCACCCCTGCCCCCGCTGTTCCTATCAAGGCCGGAAACGCTGTAGTATCACCAGCAGTTGCTGAATAAAACGGCATTATCAATACACTCTTTATATTTGCAATACCGTTTGTTAATAAATTATTAAACATTGACCCGGCCTGAATATTTTGAATTTGGTATTGGTATACATCTGTATATTTAATTTGTTTAACCGGATTTGATAAGTATGCTTGTTCAAATATCGGATTAAACGTATATGCCGGAATATATAAATATATAGATTTAGATAACGCACCAGCGCTAGCGCCGTATATTGAGGCTAGAGTTTGGTTCAAAACGGTTGCTCCAACTGAGATATTTGCAGTATATTGTACATTAACTAGTATCTGTCCGGCCACTATCGTGCCGGATCCAGCAACGGTACCGCTTGGTATTAATTTTCGAGCACCCGACGGAAACGCCAATGCAGTTGCCCCATCGCTGTAACTATTATTATTACCAGATGCAATCATAATTGGATTAATACCTGCTTGCGGATTTTGACTTGAACTGCACATCATTGACGCGGGGGTCAATATAATGTTTTGGGGGCTGGTGCCGGTTGGTGTAACCGCCGTCCCAATTGATGAAGTAATAATCGTCGATGATGAATTATTTAAATTCATTGTCATTTTCATAAAGACGCCTTTAAGTAAAGGACACATATTAAAAAATGAATGAATGTGTTTTAAATATACAGTTGCAACTATGCTAAATTGAATATAGCCACCCACTGTATCCTTAGTAGCTGATGTAACCTGTGCGGCTACGCCGATTGTCGAGTTTCTACTGCGAGCAGATATATAATTTTTCCAAGTATTTTGGAAATCTGTAGGATAAATTAAACTTTGATATGTACCGGTAGATACGCTGCTGCCAACTGCAGCAGCGCCCGTAACGAATGTGCCAGTAGATGACGCCAAATCAAAATTAATATTTTGTTGGCGTTTAAACATTCCGGCATTATTTAAAGCAAACGAATTCCCACCCGTAACTAAAAATGGCGTAATTGGTGGGTTATTTGAGTTACAGGTCCCCGTCCCAGCTGTGGAATAACCACGCGATACAGATGTAGCGGCTACCGGTACAAATGAAAACGCATTCCAATCATCGGGATAAAAACCAATTGTAACACCTTGCGTTAAAACATCTGCCATACTAAAACTTGTCATCAATTTAAATGAATTCCAAATATTAATGTAAGGAGTTTGTTGTAGGCACGTGGTCCCGTTGTAATCAAGTGTGAAACTGTGTATAACTTGACCAAACCAGTTTTTTAATCCAATTGAGTAATCATTACCGGTTGAAAAATCAGTCAATACTGTAGCCGAGGTGTCAAGTGTACTCGGAAGTACGGCCGCTACAGATGTAATGTCAGAAGCAGTTACGCCTAATGTTAATATTAATGGAATTGAAAAATAGGCTTCTCTGTAACTCATATACTTATTAGAGTTACTTAGCTGAGACGTATCAATGACAGATTGATTGTTATTGTAATTTTGATTTTGATTATCCAAAATATTAATCCAGTCTTTGCGGACAAAAACATTAGGAGATCCTTCAATTTCCTGTGCTAAATCAAATACTAGTTTATCAGACATTGTTATATATGATATATAAGAATGATGTATATTTTAAACAGATTTTATATTGATTATATCTATATTGAGATTTGAATATTTTTTTTCTTAGGACGCCCTGTTACGGTCGATATATTGAGTTTTGATAGTTTTTCCCCTATCTGTTGAAGACCTTTGCCTGATAAAGGCACCGATGCTTTAGCGTATGGATTGATGCCCGTTGTATGTATATAATCATCAATATCCATATAAGACGAGGCTCCGCCCCCACCTCCCGTACGTAATAATACTGAACCCATTCCTCGACCCGTAACCGGTTGAGAGTTTAAAGTTTTAAGCCTAGCATTGCTGAAAGGTAATAAAGAATGTTTAATAATGTTTTGAACCATATATTTATAATGTATTTATATATGGTTGATTTTAGATATCTTTTAATTTTTCCTTAACCAATGCATTGCGATATTTTAATAGATTTTTAATTATACCGTCGATTATATATAGTTTAGAATATAATATTTTTTCTTTATGCATATCTGTATCGTTTTTAATATCCAATATTATTTTATTTCGTTCAGATGTGAATGTTTCAAATAGTTGATTTATATATTGCTCACTTATAGTATCCATTATGTATATGTATATATATATATATATTTATAACTATAAATGTATTTTAATATCGTTCATCTTTATCTTTGATGATTAATAAAAATGTCATATTTGGGTCATTAATAATTAACGGCTGTAATGCTGTATTTAGTAAAGATAATCTTAAATTATTATACGTACCATCTATTAATCTAACCCACGCGTAGTTTGGAGGGACTTCAAATATCTGTTGTCCAACATCCACATTTGGATTTAAGGAATATATAATATTATTTGGCTGAGAGTACGGTGAGTTAATATTAGACATTGCAAATAAAACATTATTATTTGGCTGTACTTGAGGCGCGGTTGATGATAAATACGAATATGTACCGGCTGCGTTTTTATTAACGAGTGAATTCGCCGAGTAAGTCATAACCGGATTGCCAATATTCGAACTGCTTATAAATCCAACGGCAAATCCAATAATAATATTAAAATTTGCAGGTATGGTCACAACTGAATTTTGAGCAGTGGTCGGCCATCCCGGAAAATTGGCCGGCAGTGTTGCTCCTATAGGAGTAGATGTGGGTATATAATACGTATTTAGTTGCACCGCATATCTCGAAGGATTTAATATTAATTCAATTGGATAATAATTTAATCCGGCCATTGTCCAATACAGGCCATTTTGTATACAAAAAAATTGTATATAGTCATTTATAGTTGTAATTTCATAAAAACCATTCGGGATTAATAAAGTATACGTTGTAGTGACTGCACCTGCCGTCCAAGTAAATGTAAATTGGTTATTTGTTGCTAATTGAGTAATGTTAAACCAAGAGTAATACATACTGATTGAACATATTGCAATATATTTATCAGTGAGTACTACGGAATTTGGAAAATTATATTGCAATTTATTATTTTGGCCATCCGGGACTATATTTGATTGATTAAAAACAATGATGAACATTTATTATATATATGTATATATGATAAAATTTAAAACGATTATCGGGAATTTTAAATTACTTTCCTAATTGTCGACATATGTTTTGGTAATGTAATTCGATTATGTCTCGAATATGTATTTTCAAGACCCCTACCTTGCACCCCAAGTGATTTCATAGAATGCAAAGAAGGCTTATACATTGATCTAAGTCCCTGACCGCGTGGTAATCCGAGATTAATTGGGACCTGTGATCCCCCAAAATAAAAAGCCGGTTGCATACTGTTACTTGTCATTTGTTGTAAAATAGAATTTTGCTGCATTATTTTTGGAAAATAGCCGTAAGTACCCGAGGTAGACATTATATTATATAATATTGTTAAACATTTAAATTAATAACCGAGTTCGGCCAAGTCTGTTAATAATTCATTTACCTGTGCTTTGGGCAACGTACCCGACTTAGACATTTTTAACATTAACAATTTAAATTTTTTAACCATTTCTACACTATCATTGCCGGACAATAGTTCACCCTTCATAACTTCAAAACTATGATTATCTTTATCTTGTTGATCTCTGGACGGAGCTGGTATATTTAGTTTACTGACTATATCTGCTTTCTTTGAAACATCATATAAATATTGTCTCTCATCTTGTGATAAGTTTGATAAGTCCTCAAAGTCAGGTAAACCATTGCCAATAATTTTACGAAAAACTTTCGCCAAATTTGGTGAAACTTTCCGAGATGGATGACCCATAATATTTCCTCCTGTTTTATGACGTATACTCACTATATCGTCGTTTAATTTCCTTGTATTAATTGCGTATTTACCGAAAGATATATAATTCGCCATTGGTTGTATTCCTAAGCTATTATCTAGCCTATCTTTAAAGGGCTTTAATATTCCACTACCAACAGGTCGCCCAACTCTACGCCGTAAACCGTCGCCAGTTAGCCTAAATTTTTTTTCAATTATTAATTGCCCCCTATACTCCGGTGCCTGGTATATGCCGGCTTCGTTTAAAATTGCTTCATCTAATTGGTTATCTGACGCTGTTTTGATATACGGTGATACGTTTTCATTAGATTTTGGTTTTAAATCTCGGGCTCGGTGCACCTCTTCTAATTTACGCCCAACAGAATTACTACGTAGTGGTTTGTGAATGTGCTCGGTTGTTGTTATATCCAATGGTCTTTCTTCGGGTTTGGGTTTGGGTTGTGTTATAATAGCGCGTTTTGTTCGTGGTGATTTTTCTCTTAATTTGGGCGGTGAGTTTCCTCTTAATTGGGGCGCCGACTTCGCCCTTTTTTTTTCTAATTGTATCGCAATGTCGCTAATCGTATCTATATTTTTATTCAATATATCTGGATTTTCTAAAGTGGTCGCTTCGTTGGTTAATTTAGCTTTGTCATTTGCTAAATTTATAATAGCTTTTGACAGTATTTCCAATGCAAAGCCGGCGGGCTCATCAGTTGCTGTCATTACTCTTTCATTTATTAACTCGGCTACACTATTGCTTAAATATTGTTCAAGTAGTTGATTGTGATCAAAGACCATATTAATAAATGTTTTTTCATCTTCAGAAATTATTGGCGATGGTTCAGTTAACACACCTTCTGGAATTATTGGTGGTGGTTCAGTTAATGCACTTTCCACAATCGGTGGTTGGCCTGGGTTGGATATATTTACTGTCAGACTATTGTTTCGGGGGGGGGAATTTCCAAACCATTGTAGTCTTGAACAGTCACAGCAGTGAGGTAACCAAGCTGTGCTTTAGTGGGGTTACGGCCGTAGTGATGACTGTATTTTTCTTGAACTGCCTGCTTAAGCCGGGCAGTGATATTTTTATCACCAACAGCATCGCCGACTATTTCGCGTATTATTTCAATTGTAAAGTTTTCTTCATAAAACTGATCAATATCAGGTGGAAATGCTGGAACTGCTCGTTTTGGGTTAATGTCGGGTTCGACGGGGGGTACCGGTGCTATATTAGCAGCTGCATCGATCACTGGGGATGCCCTAGTAGCTATTGGGGCACCCATAGTTGCCCAAGAAATGGCAACACCTCTTGCCATTTCTTCCATATCATTTGCTGGTGGTAAAATGCTTATTAAATCTTGTAAAATTAGTGTTATCATTGGTATATTTTCGGTATTATCGGAAGATCTAGGTATATATCGTCTCTGATTTAACGTTGCTTGTGCCAAATTATCTATTCCTAAAATATTGGTAATTTTATTTAAAAATGTCATAATATTATCCATTCTTGGAAATGTGTCAACATATGACAAATACCGCTCTACCTTCACTATTGTAGCAGGGTCAACAGCTTGACCTGCGTTTTGCCTGTTTACAATTAAATTTGACAATCGACCCAATAAAGAGATGGATGTTCTATTTCCGGCTTGATTTCCGGCATCCCCGTCGTCTATAAAAGTCGTAAATGCGATAATTCGTCGTTCAACTTCGTTCGTTAACTGTTCGAGTTGTCGAGTGGGTGCGTATACAGCTCTCCTGTGCAAATCTTGAATTATTGTGCGATATGCCGCAACAATTCTATTAATTTCATCGCTTGTCGCTCCTGTAAAGTTTGACCCGGTATTTGTATTAAAAAATTTCTTGGATGTGTCTGTAATTGATTTTGCACTACTGTACATATTTTCGACAATCGTTACAAATTTTCTGACATCCGTTTGATCTCCTTTAATCCCATATCTATAACTAACACTTGCAGTCTTTACAATGTCGGGGGCTCGTTGTGCGAAGAATGTAAATAACGCCCCGTCTGAATTATACGGACTATTAACAACACCCTGTATGACTTCTTGTGCCATTTGGGACCCCATTAATGGTTTAAGGTCTGCTATTAATGAAATTTTTAATTTTTCAATATCAGCTAATTTTTCAGATGTGGTTCGGTTATCAGGCATAGAGCTTTGAGGCGGTAATTGTCCCGTTGCTTTATATATTTGATTTGCTTTCAAATTCATATCATTTATATTACTCGTTAAATTTAATGCATCCATATATTGTTGTCTAAACATTGCAGGATCTTTCGCATAGATGTAAGGTTGGCCGGACATTGTATATTATATACTATATTGTATAAAATATAAATCAATTTTTATTTGAATAAATCGGCAACATTGATATATCGGTTTGATGTGTTAAAACGTCTCTACATACGATATAATTAAATCTTTCTGTGATTTGTGCCGGTGTGAATTTTTCCATAACCTCTGTGCAAGTGTTAATTAAAATTTCTTTGTCTTTATTTCTCATTTCTTTTGGGTTCATAAATAACGGTTTATCTAAAATATCAAGTGCTACAACTTTAACTTTCACTATATAGTTTTTTCGCTCTAATCTTTCAAAATCTTTATCTGTTAGTATTTCGGGCTCTGATATTAATTCACCCCTAACCGACCCCGGCTCTTTCATATCTGGGTCAAATGGTATTTCTACGTGCGTTGTTTCAGTTTTACATTTCGTATCATCATTTATAATTATATTATCCATTGTGTATATATATGATTATATTTATATTTTTAAGTTAAATGAATTACTTGAATTCAATGAAGGTTTAATTAAGTCGATGTGAAATTGCTCCTTTGATTTACCTTCCATAAGATTGTCACAGGGATATATTTCTATAATTTCCATATCGAAACAATCCCAACCGCCAAATTGTCGAATAAATTTATATAGTTTGGTATTATATAATTTATTTCTTCTATTAGTTGTATTTTTTTTATGTTGTGATCGCCGACGGGGAAAGTTTGTAGTACTACCTATGTATATTTCCTGTATATTTCTATTTTTATGCAATATCATATATATTGTATATTTTGGATAAATCATATATATAGAAATATACATTAAACATTAAGTTTATTTCTTTCTTGATTGTCTCATTTTTTCAGCCCACGCTTTAGCCTCTGGACTACCTTTAACCATTCTACCTTTACGAATACCTTTACCAACTGGTATTGGTTCGCCATATCCAGCAGATTTTAATGCATAGTTGCCAACTTGACCGGCCAACTCGTTAACAGCAGGTTGCATTGATTTTGGCACAACCTTATTATATGCTTGAACTAAATCATTTTTTAGTTTACCCCCTTTAACCGGTATCGGATTTCCAGAGTAGCCCGCTTTATCTAATGCATAATTGCCCACTTGACCTGCTAAATTATTAACAGCAGGTTGCATTGATTTCGGCACAACCTTATTATATGTTTGAACTAAATCTGATTTTAATTTTCCGCCCCTTGGTCTTCCTCGTTTTTTCATACCTGTGCCTGCAGAGTTATCAATTGCTTGTGATGCATAACGCCCGCCAAGTGCCCCTAATTGTGAACCAACTAAACCGGAAACAGGGCCACCTTCCGGAGCTATCATCATAGCTGCAGCGCCCCCCAAACCCCCCGTAATTGCTGGAATACCTCGATTTACTAAAGTAGAGGCTAAACCGCCTTTCTTTGCTGTTATGTATTTACCTGCCTTATTTAATACAGATTTTATTGAACCACCGCCACCCGCGTAAAGTCCCTTTCCTTCTTCATCACTTTCACTTTCACTATCGCTCTCCGGGTGAATAATAATATGTTTTCTTAATTTTCCGCCGTCAATCGTGTACATTTCTGATAAGTGCCTCATTAATATATATTACTGTATATTAATTATTTCTTATATGCAATTACAAACTGAATATTATCACCTGTATTTTTCGTCCGATATAAATATTTATCTTCGTCTGGCTCTTGTTGTCTATATCTTAAATGCTCGGGTTTAATATCAACATCATCTTTAAATTTATGGTTTAATAACCATTTTTCTGCATCTACTTGTGACCATTCAGGGCGTTTAAATAATATCGACTGTATATGTGATTTTTTCTTATTTATTTTTCTTTCTATCGATGTGCCTTTAATTGCTCGGTCTATTACGCCCCCGAAGTCAGTTACTTTGCGGGCAACTGTGCCCAAATATTTATTATTTGAGAAGAGAGCTCCGGTATCTTGCTTTATCCATTTATAATCTTCCGGTGTGCCCAATCCATTAGCTGTTAACAATCCCATAATATAATCTTGACAGTTATTGTAATGTGGATCGTAAATAAAATAATCTTTACCCATTTTATTTTGCCCATTTTGTAAAAATGTTTTTAAAGTGGTTGTGTTATTCGGCAATGATATTGTTATTGTTTCTGTGTCGGGTGGCATTTGTGCATTTACCGCAGTATTAATCGTGGCATTTTTCTCAAATAAAAGTTTTGTCCCATTATCGAGCGTAAGATATAAAAATAAATGAAATAATTTATCATATGGTTGTGTGTTCATTCCTTCTTTAAATGTCCCACCGCTTACAATATTTAAAGCTCCTGTTATTGCACCGGGTACAGGAGCCCGGCCAACTGTCACACCTGTTATCATATTGTTAGAATACTTATTTATAATTTCTCGCACTGGTTTTAAATAATCGTCTACTCCGTGAATTACTTTCTGAGTATAATTATAAGCAGACGTTAAGCCGTTTTCTACTTTGCTAACCGTTGTCGTTAATCCCGTATCCAATGTATGACCAATTTTATTAAAAAATTTATTAGCGTTGATTGTGCCACCTGCTATCCCCTTTCCGGTGTGTTTTTCATAAAAGAATTTTGAAATATCCTTATCTTGATAGTGGCGGGGATGCAATAAAACATTTTTTAATCGTAGTTTGGATGCTTTGTCCGTTTGTAACTGTTCAGCTTCATTAAAATAACTATGAGGTATTTGAATTTTTTCAGTATCGTTTGAAAATATATGAAAACCTTTCTCTTTTGGTTTATTTTGAACAATTTCTATATTTTCATATTGCTCTTGGTGCATTGGGACTTTTGATTTTGATTTTTTGATTATTACTGTCTCAGTTGGTTTAGGGTGGTACACTTCCTCAATCTTTTCATATTTTAATGGTTTTCTATCAACTCTCTTTATGATTGGTTTTCCCTCAATCTTATTCATTTTATTAGTAATTTTTAACAATAACTTAGCCACTTCAAAGTCTTTTTCGTCTAATTCGTCCATTTCCTTTTGATATTCCGCCAAGCTGTCAGGGTTACTTGTATTATTTGCCTTAAAAACTAATATGTCAAAATCTTTTTGTATTTTTTTACGTTTCCCGTTCATTCCCGCATATGTCGCCTGTAATTGTTGCTTATTCATTTCTGAAATATTGCCGGCGTGGCCAATCAATTGACCCTGTTTATCAAGTGCTTCTGGTATTTTATGAACACCGTACAGCGAAACCATTTTATTATTAATTGCTTCTTCGGCAGTTGCCGGCCTATAAGTCGTCCTCCCTTTCGGCGGTGGCTTTTTGCCAAAATAG